GAAGTAAACTTTCTCCACTCAATAGAATTTCTTATTTGCCAATCACGACCACCTATAATCTTTAATGTTCTATCTAAGTAATTAACAACAGTTTCTAGATACTCTATTTTTTGTTTTGATTTGATTAGTTCTTCATCAGATTCTAGATATTTGTCTACATCTGATTTCATAATTTTTAAGTTGAAAGGTTTTTCTTGATATATCTTTGGACTTGCCTTACCAGTATAATATTCCCACTTAACTCTTTTAAGTATTTTGTAATCAGATTCAGCTCGTGTCATTAACAATTTAAAGTTATTGTAATGTTTAAGATATTTGTTGTGTAGTTGAGGTGTTTTTAAAGATTCTAAATCTAATTCAGCCTCATTTATTTTGAGGTCTTTATCGACCTGCTCTTGTAGTTCTTCTAATGTCATAATAAAATCACCGGTTAATTATATAAATTCTAACTATATTTAGTTAGATGTTAAGTAGTAGTTTCAGTAGTTCTAGGGTCGTTAATACTTGCAAACTCATATATTAGATAACTAAATGCTACTGTACCTGTAAGATATGAAGTATCACCAGCTTGTTGGTCATAAGATAAACCTGATAGTGAAGTAGGATATAAATCTCTAAATCTAACTTCTAATATGGGATTGTTTTTACTTGATAGTATTGATAGTGTAGCGTCTGAATATTGAGCGCCAACATCAAATCCCACATCATCTACTTTACCTGCTTCTCTACTATTTGCAGTTGCATTACTTGTAGGAAATCTATCACTACCAGCATTAATAAAAGTTTCAAACTGTGTATGACTTTTAGGAAAACCTAGACCGGTTAACCAACCATGTATCTCACGATAGTTCTCTAAGTTTTCATCAATCATAAAATCTACATTTAAAGAACCATAAGTTAGTTCATCACCAGGTATTGGTATAGTTTTTAATGGGGTATCTTGTGAAGTTTCACCCAATGTAATACCAGGTATATTTACAGATGTACAGAAAAATTCTACTTTAGGCAGTTTAGTAATATTAAACTTAAACTGTGTAGCAGCTGCGTAATCTAACTTAGTTGGTTGTCTTGTTAAAGAATTTGTTTCTGTCATGGGGTAACATCAGTTATTGTAAGTCTATCCATATTTTCATCAAAATTAATAGTAGAATCTTCTATAAAAGAATTGTCATCATCTGACCATGTAAGATGTAAATCTAATGAACCTATTTGTTGTTTATTATCACCTTCACTTGTTTGTCCTATCATACTTACTGACCTTCCTTTTCTTGTATCAGATTCTTCATAATAATAGAAAAACTCTTTTTGTCCTTCGTTATTTAGAACCAAGTAATGTTTAATACCACTAGTATCATCGCCATCTACATTGTAAACAGGTTGTTTATTGCCCACATTAAGTATATCAAAAGCCAATATAGGTACTACTGTTGTAGCAGTTCCAAGTATTGTAACGCCATCATTAAAAACCATTTTTCTTGAATATAAACGAATATACTTATTTACAGGGTCTTGGTAGTAATCAGTAAATATTTCTAATGCTCTATCTGTAATTGTAATTGCCATAGTACTATTTATAAAGAACCTTTGGTCGATTATCATTAGGTTCAACAAATATTTTAGCGTCTTTTAATGATTCTGTATGATTTCTGTACTTATTTTCAGTTGATGTAACTACTATTATTTCTCTATCTAAATTATCATGATGAATAATAACTGATTGAATGTCATCATCTTGATTTATTGTAGATGTAGGTCTTGCAGTTTTTGTTCTATTTACTAATACAAACTCTTGATATACAAAATTCCAAAACAATACTTTACTATGATTTTCTTCTGGAAAATATGAATGTATATTAAATGCAAATACATTGCGACCTCTATTACCCCAAAAAGTATTTGTTCTCAAATATTCCCAATGGTCATTTTTGGGGGCCTTTACTTTCTCTATTAATCCTTCTATTGGCGTGCAATTTTCAATTTCATCGCCTTCATTTTGTTCATACAAATATGTGCCAGTTTTCATATTTTGTCGCAAATCTTTAATACTAACTTTTTGTTTCATATAATCATCTACATAAAACTCATCATTACTTTCATATGCCTTTTTCATTTCTTCATGGTTATCTACGATTCCTAAATGTAATCTAATTCCTACAGGATATTGACCATACACTTTCGTATGAGTTTTATCTTTATACATTCGATTAAGTAACCAAGGATATATTGATTTATCTATTATCATATCATATTAATTGTTAGTGATAGTCTAGGACCATCTGTTGATTTTACATAATGTCTAGTTCCTTTAGGTATATATAATACATCTCCAGGCGGCAATATAACATCTTCAGTTTCATTTAAAACCCAATGTGAGGTACCATAAATCTGTTTTACATAAACATCATATTGGTGGTCATGACTTTTAAAACCACCTTTACCTTCTTTACTCACATAAAAATTACCATACACAGGATAAAATGCAAAACTATCTGATATTGCACCTTCTAACAGCCTTAATTCTTCAGTTAAATCAAAAACATTAGACATGATAATTGTATGACCTTTTTCATAGTAATCTAATATCTTAAAATACTCCAAATACCCTTCAGAATCAAACATTCCTCTCTGTTGAGATTCACCATCATATGAGTTTATAACTTCTATACTAGGACTTCGTGTATGAAATTCATGTGGAAATCTTCTTCTTATTTTCCAAAAATCCAATATATCTTCTTCTTCAATGTATAAAGTATATTCTTCCAACAATTCTTTAAAATATTCTTTCATTTATCTCATACGAATTGATAATGATAGTCTAGGACCATCTGTTGATTTTATATAATGTTTAGTTCCTTTAGATATAAACAATACATCTCCTGGTGGTAGTATAACATCTTCAGTTTCATTTAAAACCCAATGAGAAGTACCATAAATTTGTTTTACATATACATCAAATAGTGCATGGTCATGACTTTGAAATCCACCTCTATCATCTTTACTAAGATAAAAATTAGCATATACAGGATAAAATGCAAAAATATCTGATATTTTATTCTCTAAAAGTCTCAATTCTTTAGTTAAATCAAAAACATTAGACATTATTATTGTGTGACCTTTTTCATAATAGTTTAATATTTTGTTATATTCTAAATACCCTTCAGAATCAAACATTCCCCTATGGTGAGATTCACCATCATAAGAGTTTGTAACCTCTATACTAGGAGACTGTGTATGAAACTCATGAGGAAATCTTCTTCTCATTTTCCAAAAATTTAATATATCTTTTTCTTCAATATGTAAAGTATATTCTTCTAGTAATTCTTTAAATTCTAATCCCACACTAATAAGTCTCCTTTACCAACATAAGAATACCAACCAGTAAATATCTTTTTTTGTGTTTTATAACTAGGCATTCCCCTATGTGTATGTGTAAAATCTGAAGGCCAAAATAATAACAATCCCTTTTCAGGTTTCATTTTATACTTCTGATATAAGAAAGAAGTCTCACCACCATCTTCACATTCATTTAAATACATCATCCAGACTAACATTCTTTTTGTACTCTCTATACTACCTCTTTCAGCGTGCCAACCATTATATGCACAACCTTTTGGATATACTTGATAATTGAAACCAGGGTCCATTTTAAATGCACCACCTTCTCTTATCATAGGATATGCATCCAGATAATTGTCTAATGCAAATTGAATCCAATCTAACATATAATTCATTTCTGGAACATTTAAAGTAGGCCAAGTTATATCATTTTCAATACATTCTTTATAAGCATGAGTTTTACCATTCCAATTTTCTACTTCACCAGTAGATGAGTTCATGGTAGCACCACCTCGCAAAGGTAAAGTATTAGCCCATGCAATAGCAGGGTCTACAACATCATCAGGTGCATAATATCCCTTAATGAACAAGTCATCTTGTTTGTTGATTTCGTGTTGTTTTATATCACTCATACTCACATGCCATAATTTAATATATTATATAGTTATTTATATAAGTTTTAGGACCCTAAAATGAAAAGGGGTAGACTTCTCTACCCCAATTCGTTTACTATTGAAAGTAAAGATTACATTAAGTTTGCAACCTGTACTCTACGGTAGTATCTGTTACTGTTTGCAGAACCACTTCCGTTAATAACGGCAGCGTCGCCTGTACCAGCTTCAGCAAATGGGTTAGCTTGTAAACCATATCTGGTTTTAAACCCAATTTTTGGTTGGAAAGTATCTTGACCAACAGCACGGACCATTTGTAGTGGTACATACGGACAGTAGAACATTCCACTATCATATGGTGAAGAACCTTTGTAACCTACTACAAAGTATTGTTTAGCAGTGTTATTTGCAGAATATGGGTCAATATAAACTTTATATTTACCATTCAGAACACCAGCAAAAGTATTACCTGTGTCATCAACATTTAGATTGTTGTTTAACGCAGGAGCGTAATCTAATACACCAGCCATTTGAAGTGCCGAAGCAACATCAGATGAACAGATTATCATATTACCTTTCCCTCTACGAGTTCTTTGTGCAATAGCATTAGCTTCTCTTTCTACTTGGAACATAAGACCTTTGAATCTTTCAACAGACCATCTGCCGTTAGAATCAGTATCTAGGTCAAATATACCTTCAGTAGTTGTGTTTACTGTACCTGTGTTTGCAGAAGCACCTTTCTCAGCGTTAGCATAGATAGTTCTAACTACTTCACGGTTAATCTCAGCTAAAATTTCACTTGATAAGATATTAGCAAGTTCAGTTTCAGCGTCAAGTCCATGAATCGCTTTAAGGTCTTGAGCAAGTTCCATTGTGTATTCAGCTTTTAACGCTCTTGATTTAGCAGTTACAGTTGATTTCTCAATACTGAACGCCATTTCAGCAAACGCATTACCTGAATCTTCACCTAGACTTTCAGCCGCAGCTGTAGACATTGCAGTACCAGTTGTGTGTGTACCAGCAGGTGAATCATTTAACAATGCAGGGTTTGTCCCACTATGAGCTGCAGTTGAAAAACCATCAACAGCAGAACCAGCCGCATTACGACCAGAAAAGTCTGTATCAGCTTCATCAAATAAAGCCTCTGTGCCACTCATGTTAGTATATCTAGAACGCATAGCAAAGATAAGTCCTGTAGGACCTGTCATTGGTTGTACGCCACAGATATCATAAGCAATAAGATTTGGCATAGCTCTTCTTACTAAAGAAATTAGGATAGGATCCCAATTACTTACACCAGCACCAGTATTATTGGTAGGTGTTTCAGCAAGGAAAGCTTGGTCTTCTTTTAAAGAACGCTCTTGGTTCTCTAAGATAACCGATGTAACGGCACGCTTATAACTATCCTTAACTTCAGGAAGTTCTGGATGGTCTAAGACTGGCTGCCATTTTTTTTCATAAGTTTCCGATAAGTACATATCTTCTTCTCTCCTTTGTTTAGTTACTTAGATATTTTAATATCTTTTGTTTTACTAATTGCGTTGGTATATGCAGCCATAGCATTCGATAAATCTTCGTTAGAAGTTTCATCGCCCACCGCAACATCATCTATGTCTACTGAATCAGCAGACTTCTCAGCTTTTTGCCCAAAGTAAGATTCCTTAATGGTTTCTACTTTTTTTGCAAAATCTTCTTCAGAAGAATACTCAACGCCTTCTACGAGACTATCGAATTTTTCTTTAGCTGTATCAGCTAAGTCTTTAGAATTTTCATCAATGATTTCTTGTCTTTTATAAGAACCATTAACTTTATTCATTTCAATATTTTTCTCTATTTCTTCGTTAAGTTTTTTCTCTATTTCTTCAATCTTACTAGCTTGGTCTTCAAGAACATCATATTTCTCATCTGGGACATCAATATAATGGTCTTCAAATAATTTTTTGAGTCCACCAATGAAGTCTTCAGCGATTTCGCCCTTAATTCCTCTTTCTAGTGCTAACTTATTTTCTTTCATCCATTCTTCAACAACATAGTTCAAGTATGAATCAACTTTTTCAGTTAGTTCAGATTTAGATTTTGAGATTTCTTCTTCAAATTTAGTATCATATTCAGACTGTAATCTCTCTTGTTCTGCTTTTACTTTAGAAGTAATTGCAGCTTCAAAGATTGTAGCAGCCTTTGTTTTAAATTCTTCAGATAGGTCAGCGTCTCCTACTAAAGCGTCAATATCAGATTTGATGTCTAATGAATCAGTTTCTTCACAATGAGAAGCTTTTAAAGATTTTTTCTTCATTCCTTCTTTTGTTACTTCTTCTTCTTCAACATCTTTTTTGATATCTTTCTCTTTAGATTCAACAACCTCATCTTCAGAATCAGTTTCTTCACTATATCCAGCTTTCAAGTGTGATGGTTCACCACTTACTTGAGCACTTTTAGATACTGTGTCAGAAACTTGTTTAACTTTCTTCGTACCGTCAGCAGAATTACTGTCTGTTGGTTTAACAACAGGTGCGCCTAAATCTTCAGCGTCATTTGAAAGATGACTAGGTTCAGCTGCAACAGCATTCTTTTTAGGAGCGTCAGCGTTTGGATTCGCTGAAGCTTCTACGATAGCGTCAGTTATTTTTTCTGATTCTGCCATTGAAAATCTCCTCTTATTAATTGTTATAACAATATAAATTTCTAAACTTTTTTAAGAGTTCAGGTAATATTTATAATATTATAGTTTTCTAATAAACGAATCAAAGATTTCTAGTTTTTTTTCTTCTAGTTGTCTTTTCTTCGTATTAATCACTTCCATCTTCCACGCCTCAATGTCTTTCTCGACAAGGAGACCGCTGTCCCATACCCATTCTTTACCTTCCATAATGCCTTCTACGAAAGCGGCCGGTGCCGAAGGGTCTGCTACAATGTCAGCGGCAGTAGCTAGCATGAAATCATCTTTCACATAGTTAGCGCCGTTTCT